TTGGTGGTAGTACAGCAACTTCTTATAAATTTAACTTAAAAAACCCTTTAAATACTGATGCAGCATTTAGATTAAATTTTGTTGGAGGTTGGACTTTTTCAGACAACGGAGTACAACCAAACGGGACAACGACATACGCAAATACTTATTTTATACCATTAGAAAAGTGGTCGGGCGGTAATAGTTCGATGTCGGCTTATTCAAAGACAGACAATGTTCATGCAGGAAACGTATGGGGAACAAGATCAGGGGCTGCAGCAACACTTTTTTCTTGTACTTTAAATTCATCAGGAACACCTTCTACCGTTTGTTATCACAATTCAGGTTCTTCTACATCTCTTGCTGGAACAACAAGTGCAGTTAATATTATTTCAAGTAGGATAAGTACATCAGCGCAAATACAAGGAATAAATAGTACTAATCAATCTAACCTAACCAATGAAAGTGCATCATTTTCACCTAACCCTATTTATTTGTCAGCAATTAATTTCTCAGGTACTGCTTCGAGTTATTCAAATAGACAACTAGCGTTTGCTCACATTGGAACAGGTTTAACAACTACAGAATGTACTAAACTATACAATAGAATACAAACATTTCAAACAACTTTAAATAGATACGTATGATAGAAGTAGGAATTTTAACAGAAGAACAAAAAGACTTGTTAGTAGGTCAAGAATTTATGGTTGATGTATATTTTAACCCTGTTCAGGATATCAATGATAATTGGTTTATCTCAGTCGAGGAAATGGACCAATGTGTTAATGAAAATTTTATGTGGGTTAAAGATCTAGAATTAATCGATTATGAACCAAAACCTTTTATAGATACAGAATGATATATAAGTAATGAAAACATTTAAAGATTTTATTTACGAAAAAATTAATGAAGACACATTATCGCAGGGGGGATTAAAGTTTAATGTTAATTCGACTATTGATGGGTACGTTAAAGTAAAAGAAGACGATCTAAGTATATCATCTGATAATGAAAGTTCGTTTGATAAACTTATAATAACTAATCCTAGTGAATTTTACAATTTTAGATACGATAGAGATAAGGATAATAAGAACTTATCTGCTATTGATTCAGAAAATGTTCTTAGAATTAGAATTGGATCTAGAGATTTTACCGGAAGAGGCGGCGGTGTTACTCATGTATCTGTAAGAGTACCTGAAAATTTTGACTATGATAAATTTCAATCGGAGTTACCTAATATAAAGATAGCGTTTACAAATAAAACTGAAGTAGACAGAGTTATTAAAGAAGTTGAGGCTCTTGTAACTAAATGCACAGGAAGAGAACCTACTGTGTTTATGGATACTAACCTAAATTACAAACAGGATATTGTAAATTTTATCAAATCTATAGAAGAAAAGCTAGGTAAAGAAGATACCAAAAAGATATTTAGTGACATCATTAATAAATTATAAGATTTTGTGATTTAACTTAAATCTCCAGAGTCAACGATAAACCTCTTTGGATAACAGGATTACTAATAGTCTTCGTCATCGTCTCCAAAAGAAATAGCACTAAGGGCTTCTGATTCCCAATTAAGTAAGACGTCATCTAACTCGTCATCCACCATTATCAATATCTGCAAATAATCTGAATCTTGCGATCCTTTACTTAAAAGTATCTTATCCTTAATTGCATCTGCTTTTTGTATTATAGATGCCTTCAGTTTTTCCTTAACTGACTCTGAATTATCTTCTTTCATAGGTATTATGTTAATATATTATATTTAGTAAAATATAAAAAGTTTTAGGATAAATAAACTAAATAAAAATAAGTTTTATCAAATGAAGAATTTTATGACTATTAGAAAACTATACGAGACCTATGATCAACCTCAAAATGATCAAGAGATGCAGTCACATATGCAGACGCAGCAACCATCTAAAATTTTATCAATGGATCAATTTATTGACAATACTGATGAAATTGACAACACTGAACCTATTCCTGGGCCAATGGCCGATCAGATGGCTGAACCTATTCCTGGGCCAATGGCTGACCCAATGGCAAATCAACAAACTGCTCTTCCTGCTTTTGATCCAATGAATTTGACAGTTTCTCAATTTATAGAACGTTGTGATAAGATAAACCCATTAGTTTGTATGGGACTTAGCGCGTTTATTGAAACAAACAGTGAAGCTTTAGCAAATGAGGTAAACGGTGGCGAAGAATTTGATTTAGATAAAGAAGCTAACTTAGACTTTCCACCAGAAGCAGCACCTGAAGCAAAGCCTACTGATTTTTCATTAGATCAGCCTGCAACAGACCTTGATTTTCCACAAGAAGCTGAACCTACTGCTATTTAAAACTACCAATGAAGAAGGCAAACGAATGGTATGGTGCCGACACCATGGGTACTGATGTAACTCATCTAATCCCATCGCCTGACGAAAAAAGGTTTAATCATCTAATGTATACTGCCGGTACGAGTACATCAGTACCATCCCATTGGAACAACTCTCCTTTTTTAGCAGGCGGTAGACTGACCAGTACGTTTGGGTCTAATCCTAAAAAAGAGAAGAAAAGAAAAATCATGACGTATGCGGAATTTCTAGAGTCAAAAATAAAAAGAAATAAATAACAAAAAACAAGAACTGATGGGATACATTAAAAACTTTACAAACTTTACTGCATCTAATGAAGGAGTAGTTAGTGAAGAGACTGATGTAATGTTTGACGAAACTCTAACTGATCTTTCTAAGAAAATCCAAGATTACAAGAACCAGATAAATCAGTGGGAAAAGGCAAAATTAGATAGAGAAAAAGTATTAGCTACTGAATTGAAAGCGAAGGCTGCTCAAGTAGTTACACCAGCAGCACCTGCTCAACCAGCTACTTCTTAAGATGAATAGAAAAATAAAGACATACAATGATTTCATTAATGAATCGACTAGAGAAGTCGTGTACCCTAGTAATTTTAAAGGTATGGTCCAAAGCACCTTATCTGGACTCTATACTCAGATCATTGCTATAGCTCAAGAATTAGCTAACGAAAAAGCAGCTAGGAATCCCGGTAGGTACTCAGGTACTCTAGAAGAGGTAGATATTACTAGGGCTATGAATATGATATTCCACAGCGATTGGAAGAAGAAGATTAAAGAGAGGGCCATTGGGGAGGTTTTACAAAAATCAATGGCTAGAGCAGGTAAACAAGATGAAGTTATAGGTAAGAAGAATCTTAGAGCACTAGGTAGATCAAATGGAGATACTGACTTTAAGGTAGACATCAATAAATCTAGCGTAAGGTTTAGTGATAAAAAAGACGGTGGTGGACCGGGTTCAAACCAATAAAACAAGATGACAGAACAAGAACTAATAGCTGATATAATTGATGAGATTACTTTTTCAGGAGCGTTACCTTATTCTTTACCTGAAAAAGAAATAACTAGAATTCTTGAAAACGACAGTCGTTATTTCTATGACAACTGGAGACATGCTGTTGAATCTCAGTATCTATTACTTCCAAAAGAATTATTTAGTACCCCTCAATTTAAAAAGAAGCGCCAAATAATACTACCTGACTGTGTACAGTTTGTCGTAGATTTTAAGGAGGCGAAAGGCGGCTCTATATTTGGATCAATCGACCGAGATTTTGCAGAACAGAAATTTATAGGTGCTGAGATATTCTTGACTCCTTTCATTGGAGAAAGTATTATGTACAGGACAGTAATGTTTTCTTTTCTAGACTTAAGTAAAGCCATGTTAATTGATACTATCGCATATGACTATAACAAAAACACTAAGCTATTGGGTGTATTAGGAAGATCACCGGCAACTGCAGCAGTAGTGCGAGTCTTTAAAAAACTAGATAGAGACAAGTTATATGAAGACGAGTTGTTTCAAAGATACGTTCGTGCACATGCAAAAGTAAGGTTATCTCATCTTCTCCAAACATTTAATTATGCTTTACCTGGTGGAGTAACTGTTAACTATCAAAACGTAGTGACTACTGCTGAAAAAGAAATGGAGACTGTGTTAACTATGATGAAAGGCGAGAACACAGCTGACTGGATGTTCTTACACAGACAATAAAAAAAGAAGAAGATGGCACAACTTAGGGACATATATTTTAGGGATCAAAACGATCCTAAATTCCAAGCCAATAAGATAGAGGTAACTGACGACCTTGAAGCAACTATTCAACAGATAATGATGACTATCTTTACTAGAAAAGGCGAGGTCTTAGGAGAATCTAACTTTGGTTTAAATTTAGATAATTACTTATTTGAATTTAACGTGGATCCAGTAAGTCTAAGTAGAGCAGCACAAGATCAAATCTATAGCTACGTGAGTGAAACTAGAAAAAGAAGAATTACTATTGAGCCTTCTCTATATCCGGACACAGTTTCAAATAGAGATATTTTAGTTTTGTTAATAGACATCCCTGAGATTAAGGAGAAGATTGCTGCCTTTTACGATTAACTGCTTACTTATTTTTATCTCTTACTGAGTAGATTCTTTCAATAATATCAACTACTTTCATACCCTCAAGTGCATTTGTTGTAGGAGAAGTCCTGCCTTTCAGAGTATCAATAACATTTGAAATAATATAATTATGATTTGCAGCAGAACCTTTATAAGGTCCATAATCATTTGCAGGATTTGATTCTTTTAAGACAGGCATTTCGTATCCGGAAATAGCACATACTTCAACTTCATTCATGTATTGACCTCCAATTTTTACACTGCCGTTTTTTCCAATGATTGTCATTGAAGACTCTAAATTTTGATTTGCAATAGAGGTAGAATAATTAATACTTCCCATCCCACCGCTCATAAAATCAAAGCTAACAAATCCAGAATCTTCAAAAGCAGTAGTTTGCTGATGATTAAAGTCTGCAAATTTTCCTTGAATATTTTTTATATCTCCAAATAACCAATACATGATATCGATGAAGTGTGAAAATTGGGTGTAGAGCGTTCCTCCATCTAAATCTGCTGTTCCTTTCCAACCACCAGACTTATAGTAACGGTCATCACGGTTCCAATAACAATTCAATTGAACCATATAAATTTCACCAAGTAAACCTTCAGTTATTACTGATTTAATCCACTCAGACGGAGGTGAATAACGATTTTGCATTACACAAAAAACTTGCTTTGATTCTTGAAGCGCTTTAAATAGGATTCTCTCACAGCTTTCTTTTGTTAAACCCATAGGTTTCTCGCAAACAACATTTTTCTTTTCTGCTAAAGCCTTTAGTGACTGTTCGGCATGTAAACCATTTGGAGTGCAG